CAGTAAAAGTTTCAACTAATCCAGTACCGTAGTCAGTAGCGTTAGCGTCATTATTTTTAATTCTCGCTTCGTACCAAATAACTGTGCCCGGGTTAGTGATTGCTCCTGTGCTGTCTCTAGTCTCAGCTACAGCTTGGAAAGTATTTTGAGTTTTAACAAGAGCTAAACCATTATTGTCTGTTGTATTAGCAGACGTTAAAGTTACTGCTCCATTTACCTCATTAGATATTCCTGCTGAAGCCCCACCATCTGCGATAGATGTTGACCATTGTGATGAAGGCAAAGTGTTATAAATAAAATCATCTTTATAACACGTGAAGTTAGGATTGTTGTCTACTGGTAAATCCTTAAACCATTTAGTATTTTTAGCTAATCCAGCAAACATTACCGGATTTCTAAAGTGTGTTCCTGCCATAATTTTCTCCTTTTCCTAGTTAGTGATATATAGTCTCTAGGCCGTCGACTATACGCGTCTATATATCGATAAATAATTGTATAGTAATTAGTTTATATAGTAGTTTTAAGTAGAGCGCAAGAGGGCCTGCAATGCGGATTGGTTTTTCCAACGATGTAGCTTTTTATTAAGTTGCTACGGAAACTTGTGGAGCTACTTCCTCAATCTTATTTTGCATATGCTCTTTTTTAGCTTCTGCCATTTTAATATCGGTAAGAACTTCTTTGACTTGTCTGTCAATCTTAACCATATTAAGGGTATATCTACCTTCTTTAAGATGTTCCTGCTCCCACTGAAGATCCAGACCTCTTTTCTTCTTGTAAAGGTCTTGTAGATGTTGCATCATCTCCTCCATTCATAACCTCCTCATAGGTTATTCGGTTTACCTTGGGGTCCATCATTTCTCCAAGATATTCCCATTTTATATCTTTTTTTCCTAGTTTGTCAACTATGGCATTTTCAATGTCTAATGGGCCATCTAAAGAAGTTATAATAAAATCTGCATGATATTGATATGCAGAAATCTTGACTCTGAATTGTTTAGGGTGCATTTTTTCTTTCTATTTTTTAATTGAGGCCGAACTATGTCCGGCCTCAAAAATTAGTTACTACGCACCTGGTGATGCAAAGATTCCTCTATAGTCAGATACGCCAAATTGGTATCTTTCTCTAGCTTTGAATCTAAGGTTACCAGTATCGAAGTCACCTTCCATCGCTGTTTTGATTGGAGTTCTAATGAAATGTTTCATTCCATTTGGAACATCCGTAATGATGTAAAACGCATTTGGATCAGTTAAGAAGTTGTTCACTCTGTAACCTTGAGGAACCATTCCCATTGATCTAATAGCGTTGATATCATTATCAGCTGTTTGGACTCTGCCTTCAGATTTCATCAATCTTTCAGCTTGGAATTGTAGCGCAGAAGGAACAATCATTTTTACTCCTTTGGCTGCAATTTTTAAACCTCTTTCATCAGTAAACGCTGCAATGTCAATTAATGACTGCTCTAATGAAGTCTCGTTTAAGTCCGCTGCAGTAGCTAAAGTGTTTGACACTGTACCAGCAATTGTCGGGTGAGCTGTGTTAAACAGCGTAGTGTTATCACCTGAATTGAAAGTTGTGAAACCGTTTATCAACGGAGCCACTGATTTCACTTGCTTAGTGTTAGCCATACTTCTAGCTAATGCTTTTGTGTATCTGCTTGACAGTCTGTCATACAGGTTATCTTCTACCGCTTCCTCAGTAATCGCGAAAGCAAGAGCCACAGTTTCCATAGTGTATCTTGCAGTGAAAGTTTCTTGAGCGTTATCAAAAACTACTCCTGAACCTTCTGGTTTTACTTGAGCGTTAGCGAATCCAGATAACATAACTTCCTCTTCGAAAGCTCTGTCTGAAGTTTCTGTCGCGTAGATCTCAGCGTGTTGGTTTTCGTATCTTTTGTATTCCAGGCCGAACAGGGCGTTCAATCCTGGCTCTAGTTCTTTAACTAGTTGTCCTCTTGATATAGCCATAATTTATCTCCTATTCTCCTATTATACTCCAGCTACTTGTTTTAAGAAGTGCTCATTGATAGTGACAACAAAGTTTACGTGCGAAGCACCTAAATCATTATTATCTATATCTTTTGAAACACCTATTACTTTCAACTGACCACTAGTGGATGACGTTGTAGAGTCATCTAGTTGTACAGCTGAAACATAGTTAGCTGAATCGCCCGCAGTGTAATTGATGTCATAATTCATAAAGACATCAGTTTGTGCTGAAGCGAGTGTGTTGTCTGATTGTATCTCAAATCTTTCATACGGATCTGAAGATACAAAGCCTACGATATCTGTTGCAGTGTTACCTGCTTTTAGATTATTCGCAAACGTTGGTTTTTGTGTGTCGGTCGCTGTGAAAAAAACACCATTTAGCGTTCCTAATAGTACGTCGCCCGCTCCCGCTACTCCAATAGTTCCAGTGTTTAATGCTTTTACTGGGTCTTGAAAGTAAGTAGCGCCTGCAGATGCTGCAATACTAAATTCTGCTAAACCTTGGTTGTCATCATTTTGACCAACTTTTCCGATCGCTCTTAGACCGAAAGGGCTGTTTTGATTTGCCATAGTTTATCTCCATTTGTTAATTTAAATGATGAACTAGAAATTGTTAAAAAACTATTTCTTGGTACCACCAAAAGTTACACGAGTATTTCTATCAATATTGATAGGCATACTTGGATGCTCTTCCTTCATAAGATCGTTATCAAAAGCTTCCTCTTGATCTCGCGCCTGTCTTGCGTAATATTCGGCGTATTGTTTCGCGATCTCTTCGGGTACTCTAGCGAGCACTAGGCCACCTTGACCGATCACTCCCTTGTATTTACCGTCCTGTACAACTGCATAATCTACTTCGTTATATTCATCGGCTCTTACTAATTCGTACCCAGATCTTATACGACCTTGTACGTTTTTAGAATCGTCGAATCCCATAGACTCAGCTCTTAGCCATCTATGTACATATCCTGCCGGTGCAGGGGGTGCATCTAATAAAGATGGTGGAGACCAGACTTTTGGTCGAGATGTTTTTTCTCTAGTCTGACTCGCACGTGAAGTTTTTTTATCGTCTTTTTCCATGCTATACTCCTTCCGTGATTTTTAATTGTTCCGCATAGTCTTTAAGTGGCACACCTAATTTATTAGCAATTGCTACCTGTGAAGGCGTGAGTTTCACAATTTTGCGACCCGATGTTTTACTACTACGCGTTGCGGATGCAACAGTTTGAGTAGGTTTGGCCGTTTCCGTAGAAGCAGTTGTATCAAACTTATGGGGAAATTCAAGTCTAATTCTTCGGTCTATTTCTTTATAATATTCATCCGGTTCAGAATTAGGATCATATCCTTCAATTTCTGTCAATTGTCTGTGTATTACTTTTGCTCCTTCAGTCATGACTGGATCTTTATTAAACCATGCATTGGTTCTAGCCCATTCCTGAGCTCTTGGATCCACTCTTCTTGGAACTTCCACTTGTTCTTGAGGTTGGTTTTGTGTTGGTGTCTGAGGTTGAGATTCGGCTTGTTGTGACTTTAAATCTGCAAGTCTAGCCTCTTCATAACCTAATCTAGAAATTTCAGCTGTTGCAGCGACTTCGCCTTTCATGTCACCGTCTTCTCTAGCCTTAGCTAACTTAGCCACGGCAGCTTCCATACCAGATTTAATTCTACTTTCTTTTTCAGATACAAATCCTGTATCTAATTTTGCAAGTTTTGAACTTAACTTTTCTTTCTCTGCTAAAACACTTTTTGCATAAATAGTTGCAGCTTCTTCACGTCTCTCTGCTTCACGCATTTTTTTAGTTAGTTTAGCAATTCTTCTTTTTACTCCGTCAGAGTATTCTTCTAATTCTTTCTTTTGGTCTTTACTTTCTGTTTTTTCATCTTGAACATCAGTCGGCTCATCAGATTTCGCATTTGCGTCATCGGCGCTACCACCGTCTTCAAGTTTTGTTTCACGTTCGTTTTCATATGATATATCCGTTCCATGGTCTTTCTTTTTTTCGTAGGTTTGTTTGTCGTCTTGTACAACTTCACCTCCAACAAGAGTTTCTTTAGTCTCATCTAACTCTACTTCTGCACCTGGACCAGATGTATCGATGTCAACGGGTTTGTCTACGTTTTGCATAGCATCCTCCTATGTTAATATTGATGAAGAATATCTTCGGGTTTATCGATGGTTGCTAAAACTTCATCATCATTTAGCAATCTTACTTCCCCGCCATCGATCTGAATTCTAGATCCAGCATATCTAGCAAAAATTACCCAATCACCTTTTTTGCACCAAGGCCCTTCAGGAAATTTTTCTTTGTCATAACAATGTGGTCCCATCTCTAAAACTAAACCACATGTAGATGCAACTTGTTGTCTTTCTAAAGTGTCAGCTCCTAGATAAAGACCACCTTTAGTTTTCTCCGGCATTTTAAAAGGTAAAACTAAAAGTCTCCAACCCGTAGGTTGAGGTAATTTTTCTGACTCTTTTGATTTTAAACGTTCGTAACCATCAACTTCTTTTTGATGTTCCTCTTCGTTTTGTTTTTTGTATTTTTCTGCCAAAGCATTTTTATGCTTTGGGACTTCTTTCGTCTCTGATATCGACGACTTTTCCGTTTCCATCTTTAGCTCCTTTGTTTAGCAGGTTGGATATTTCCCCTGAAATAGTTTGGTAAGCGTGTGCTTGTCCTAACATATACTTATATTTTTCCATATTGTCAACGCCTCCAGCAATCATGGCGTCTCCTATCCTTTGATAAGACTCTTTTAAATATTTTTGTATTTTAGTTATTAAAGTTAACTCATCCATTTTTTCTTCCTTTTCTAATAGACTCTTTGCCTTTTTTAAAAATTGCAGCGACTTTGTTTTTGCCCATAACTTTGGCGCGCTGTTCACCAACAGTTAAAATTTGTATTTTTCTAGCAAAAGGTTTGCTAATACGTTTTACTTTAGCTACAGTTTTTCTAGCATCCGTAGGTGTTGCAAATTTTATACCTACAGTATCTTTAGGATTTTCGTCGGTATATAATCTTCTACCAGAGCCTTTAGGTTTTTTTCCGGTTCCTTTTTTTGGATCCGCCATGTAATACTCCTTTCAAAGTCTTTGCTTGTGCAGCATGTGTTTTCGAAGCTTTCTGCAAACCTTTCATTACTTTTTTTATTTTTAATTTAGCTTTTTTCATTTAACATTTCCATCTTCTACGAGCTTGTCTTAATCTTGAATTAGGATCTCTTGCAGCTTTAGGAAACTTTTTCATTTGACCTGCGCTTCTAGCACAGAATGATTTACGTCTTTTAGCAGCTTTAGATCCTGGTTTGACTTTGCCAGTGACCGCTGTTTTTAATTTAGAACCTGGATTAAGTCTTCTGTAAGCCTTAACTCCAGCTGCAGTCATACCTGCACCTTTTTTAGTTGGTCTAAAATTTTTCTTATTTCTAGGAGGCATGCTTCCTTTTGATAACTCTTCTCTTACTGCAAAATCATTTCTCATGGCATGAACTTTCTACCGTAATATTTTACATACGATGGATTAGATAACTCAACTCCTCCATAGTTACCTTTAATGCTTTTACCAATATAACCCGCTGCATAACCTTTTGCAGCTTTTGCTCTTTTAGTGAAAGTTTTTACATTAGTTGGTTTACCACCAACACCTTGAGCGACTGCTCTTTTTCTAGATACCGCTGACTTTCTTTGTCCCTCTGTCATACGTCTTGCTTTAGCAAGAGGCACACACTTTGGATACTTACGTTTAGCGTCAGCTTTTTGTTTTGAACGGCCACACTTAGCAAAAGAACCATCTTTCTTTTTGCTGCCAATATCTACCCACTTCTGGGCAAACCATTTTTTTAAACCGTTCTTTGCCATGTTATTTATTTGGTCTTCGTGCTTTACCAAAACCTTTTATTTGTATGCAAGCGCTACCACCCATGCCAAGACCTTGTCGTCTTAATCTCTGTGTAGCTTCCATAAGTCCACCACCTGCTTTATACACTCTACCGCCCTCAGCTTTTTTAGGGCCTCTAAAGTCTTTTCTCTTCAAACCAGATGGATCTTTAATTTTACCAGCACAAATTTTAGAGGCGTAGGCGTTAGCATATGCAGACGGGTAAACTTTGAATTTACGCTTTGCTGCTGCTTTACCTCTAGGACATAATTTAGTCATTATTTTTTCCTCGCTGTTTGTGCAGCTCTTCTAAAGTTAGCTGCAGTTGGTGAACCTTTTGTACCTTTTTTTCT